TTTGTTATTCATGTGGTGCAATAGGGTTGGGGTATAAGGTAGTAAATTATCAGAGGATTTGTAACGAGTGTAAGGAGCCTTCGGTGATGTCAGTTGATGAGGTGATTGACTTACTAAATGACTTAAGACTAAAGGGTTTAATTAAGGATGCTATCATGGCTGAACATATTGAAGAAGATTATGACGTACACGAACTAGACTTTGAGGATGACCAAGAGGCTGTAGAACATTCCTTCAGGGCTTTTGAAAGAGATTCTATGGAAGAGTATGGAGATGACTATGACTAAACGAATTATAGTAATCCCAGATACACAGGTAAAGAAGGGCGTACCTATGGAACACCTACGCTGGGCTGGTGAGTACATAGCAGAAAAGAAACCTGACTACATCGTTCATATTGGAGACCATTGGGATATGCCTAGTCTCTCTTCCTACGACAAAGGTAAGAAGTCCTTTGAAGGTAGACGGTATAAGGATGACATTGAATCTGGTAATGAAGCAATGGACATACTACTAGCACCTATCAAGAAAGAGATGAAGAGGTTGAGGCGAGGTAAGAGAAAGCTATGGAGTCCCCGTATGGTATATTGTATGGGTAACCATGAAGAGCGTATTAACAGAGCAGTAGAATACGATGCTATCCTAGAAGATGTTATCGGTTATAAAGATTTAAACTTAAGTGATTGGGAAGTGTATGACTACCTTGAACCAGTTATCCTAGAGGGTGTAGCCTTTGCTCATTACTTTACTAGTGGTGTAATGGGTAGACCAGTAGCAAGTGCAAGAGCTTTACTCACTAAGAAGATGATGAGTTGTATCATGGGTCATGTACAGGATAGAGATATAGCCTTTGGTAAGAGAGGTGATGGTGTTAGGCTAACAGGACTATTCGCTGGTATCTATTACCAACACGATGAGAACTACTTAGGACATCAAGGTAATGGTTCTTGGAAAGGTATCTGGGCTTTGAATGAAGTAGAGAATGGTAGTTTTGATGAGATGCCTATAAGCATTAGGTATCTGGAGAATAAATATGCCTAGAAGGAATGACCCTGCTTGGTATTTGGATAAAGTGAGGAGAGCAAAAGTGACAAAGAAGGCGGAGGGTGTAGTAGATAAGATGTTTAATATAGCGGAAGATACAACACCGATTAACTTGACCAGTTTGGGTAGACAGGTTGGTGGAGACCACTACAAGAAACATACAATACAACCGTGGGATATTGTAGATGAATATGAGTTAGGGTTTTATGCAGGTAACGCACTGAAGTATTTACTACGAGATAAGGATGATAAGAAGCAAGACTTAGAGAAGGCTAAACACTACTTAGAGAAGATGATTGGAGATTTATAATTATGGAAATGACTACTTACCAACGTATCATACACAGCACTCGCTACGCTAGGTACTTACCTGAGCTAAAGAGACGTGAGTCTTGGGATGAAACAGTTGATAGATTGATAGATTATTTAGGAACTAAAGTACCTACCCTTAAGAGTGAGTTAGTAGAATTGAGAGAGGCTGTATATAACTTAGAGGTTATGCCATCTATGCGTTTAATGATGACAGCTGGTGAGGCATGTGAGAGGGATAACATCTCAGCTTACAACTGTAGCTACCTTGCTGTTAATAACAAGCGTTCATTCTCTGAAGCTCTGTATATCTTAATGAATGGTACAGGTGTTGGGTTCTCTTGTGAGCGACAAGATATTAACAAACTACCTGCTGTACCTGAAGAGGTTACACCATGTGATGATGTTATCATGGTAGAGGATAGCAAACTAGGTTGGGCTAAGGCATACAAGAAACTACTGTCCTCACTATGGGAAGGTGATATTCCTACGTTTGACTTCAGTAAGGTTAGACCTGCTGGTGCTAGACTTAAGACCTTTGGTGGTAGAGCTAGTGGACCTGACCCTCTTAAGAGACTATTCACTTTCTCAGTAGAAACCTTCCAATCTGCACAAGGACGTAAGTTAAACTCACTAGAAGTTCATGACTTAATGTGTATGATAGGTGAGATTGTAGTAGTGGGTGGTGTTAGACGTTCAGCTCTTATCTCTCTATCCAATCTAACTGATAGACGTATGAGAGAAGCTAAGACTGGTGCATGGTGGGAGCTTAATAAACAACGAGCACTTGCTAATAACTCAGTAGCCTATACGGAGAAGCCTGATAGTGAGACCTTCATTGAAGAGTGGTTAGCTTTAGTTAAGTCTAAGTCAGGTGAACGTGGTATCTTTAATAGAGTTGCATCACAGAAGCAAGCAGCTAAGTGGGGTAGACGAGCAGGAGATTTAAGTTATGGTACTAACCCATGTAGTGAGATTATCCTTAGAGATAAACAGTTCTGTAATCTAACGGAGTGTGTTGTTCGTGCTGATGATACTGAGAAAAGTTTACTCAAGAAGATTAGGTTAGCTTCAATACTAGGTACGATACAGTCTACTCTAACAAACTTTAAATTCTTATCTGCTGAGTGGGTTGCTAATACTTCGGAGGAAAGATTACTTGGTGTATCACTAACAGGTATTATGGATGCGAAGATAACTTCAAACCCTGACCCTAAGTTCTTAGAGAGATTAAGAGATGAAGCTAGGGTTACGAATGAGAAGTACGCTGAGTTACTAGGTATAGAAAGTAGTACATCTATTACTTGTGTTAAACCAAGTGGTACTGTCAGTCAGCTTGTAGACTCTGCTAGTGGTATTCATGCACGACACAATGACTACTACGTAAGGACAATCAGGATTGATAAGAAAGACCCTGTGTATGAGTTCCTAAAGTCTCAAGGTATTAAGGTAGAGGATGAAGTTAATAACCCTAGTGAAACAGCAGTGTTTAGTTTCCCAATGAAAGCACCGAAGGGAGCTATTACTAGGAATGATAAGACGGCTATGGAGCAGTTAGAGAATTGGTTAGTGTATCAACGACACTTCTGTGAGCACAAGCCATCAGTAACTATATCAGTTAAGGATGATGAGTGGTTAGATGTAGGTGCTTGGGTATGGAAATATTTTGATGAGTTAAGTGGTATCAGTTTCTTACCACACTCTGACCACTCTTACCAACAAGCTCCATATACTGACTGTACTAAGGAAGAGTACAAAGCCCTCACTAAAGAGACTCCCGAAACAATAGCATGGGATGAGTTTATTGAGGTGATGGATAACACTACAAGTGCACAGACGTTAGCCTGTACAGGAGGACAGTGTGAAATCTAGTTAGGAAAAAGGGAGGGGGAAACCCCTCTCATTCTCTCCCTATGCATAGACCTTCTCTTAAGCCCCGTAACTACTAGCTCTGGAGCTGGTGAAGCCTTTTTCTCTCATCCTCAACCTAACAGACTTAGTAAGAATCCTCTTCCTAATAAGTTCTTGAATTTTGTCTGGGTTCTGAATAGCATAATCAGCCCTTTCTTCCAGACTCATATTTTTCAATAGTGAATCATGTAAAGAAATATCAAGTCTTTTATTACGGCGTAACAATTTAAACCTATTTCTTAAAGCCGTTGCAAGATTTCTATTTCCACCTAGAGCTATCTCTCTGACCTTCTTCATCACCTCGGCACTAGTAGCACCCTCTAACCCCAAGTCCGAATACATATCACTAACAGTCATAGCTGGGTTTAGTTGTGGTTCATCAATCTTACCATCCAATAAACTTAGAATACTTGAAGATTTTAGACCACCTGCTTTTAGAGTTGTAATCACCTCATCTTCATCCCAACCTAACCTCTTCATATGTTTTATGTTCTCTAATATCAAACCCATATTCGCTTTGTAGTCTCTTTCTGCTGTTACCTTTAATTTCTCCAACTCTTGAGGACTTGCTACTCCGTTGTTCAGAGCACTCTTATATTTAGTTGTTGAACTTCTACTAGCTTGTACAGACGACCGTACTGTAAACTCAGATTGTTTGTGTAAATCAAAATTATTTTGTCTGATACCTACCTGTCTTAAGGCTATATCCTCTTTAGAGTATTCTGGACTTAACCCTTTTCTTATCTCCCTAAACACACCAGGTTCTAGTATTTCATAAAGGGAATGAGCAAGCCTCTCTCTAAATTTAATCAACTTGTCAGGGGAATTAGAGATAGGTCTATTATATTTATCTCTATTACTAATACCACGATAAATAGACATACCTACGAAAGTACCTTCACCTACAAAGTATTCTTGAAGTTGAGATACTAGCTCATCTACAGGGTTCTTTGAAACTCCAGCAGTTATTAAATCCCCAATCATAGCGTGTGGAGTTAAGTAAGAGGCGTTCAGATAACTACCAGTGTTCCCATCTTTATCTAAGTTAAAAATGAGAGACTTATTCTTGTCCCACTCAGGTATTGCTAAGTTCCTTATACTTTCTTCTGTCCCTTCATCAACACCGTTCTTATCATTA